CGGTCTATTCGAAGATCTACAAAATCGTGGACCTGTTCGCGGCGAATGTCTTCCGGGCTAAGGATACCGGAGTGACAACGGCACAAGTGGCTGAGCAAGTAGCTGTTTTACTGGCTCAAAAAGCAGCAGTTGCTCCGGCAGTTCAAGTTCCTGTAGCACCTGTAGTTCCTGTGGCAGTGCCTCCGGCGGCTGCTTCGACTATCGTCATCCACTCTTAAGGAAGCATCATGAAAAAAGTTCTTCTGTTGTTAGTAGTCGCAGTTGCCGCTCTTGCTGGTTGCTCATCGGCGCAGCAAGCCAACATGAACACCACTCTGGCAAACCTGAATCAGACGAATCTGATCGCGCTGCAAACGATCAGCAACGGCTGCAAGATCGTGCAACCTACCCTCGCGGCAGCGGGCATTGCCAGCCCACAAGTCGCGGCAGCAGCTACTGTGAATGGCATTGTATGTGCGACTGCTGATGTAGCGACGACTGCTGCGAGTGCTGCTGTTGCGGCTCAGGCAGCAGCTGTTCCTGCGGCTGTTCCCGCAGCTGCTGCCATGCCACTCGCAGGGGCTGCTCTGAAATGACCCCGAAGGATTTTGCCCTTCTGGCCCAAGAAGCCTACTCCGCACCTCCGGATATCGGGGTTGTGGGTAGTGCCTCACGGGCTATCCTACGCCATACGGATGTAGGGTTGGTGGTAGCATTCCCCGGTACGGACAACCTAGCATGCTTCGCAGCAGACTTCGATATTGAACCGTTGGATGTTGCGGGGATTGGGAAGGTTTACGCAGGGTTCTGGAATGCCTGGGATGCAATAGCACTGGATGTGGTGGCTGCTGCTGCCGGTGGGCCAGTTACACTAGTCGGGCACTCGCTAGGAGCTGCGATGGCGATTTGTGCTGCGGCATATATGGCGGTTGGTGGGCAGCCCCCAGAGGCTGTGTATGCCTTCGAGCCTCCGAGGGTGGGGGTTGACCTGGGGATTGCCGCTGCGCTGATCAAAGTGCCGCTTTACTTGTACCGCAATGGGAATGACATCGTGACTGATGTGCCCCCAGAAGGCCACCATCCCACTGGATTGACCCCTATTGGTACGGGGACATTCCCCTGGCCAAACTTAGCTGACCATGCTATTGCCCGGGTGATTGCTGCTTTGTGAAGTGGCGATAGCAACTTAGTGGCAGGTAGATAAATATAATAAAAAGAAGTGCCGCTGAGAGGTAGGTTTCTGTCATGGCGCGAGGGGATGCTTGATGACTTCCGACCGTTCGTCGGATCGGCAAATTTCCTTCCAACCTCCTGTGGAACCCTGGTAGAAAAGGACTGACTTACCTTCAGCAAGTCTTTTCTCCGCCACATCATCTGGAATGTACCCAGATCCTTGTGCATAGGGCTTCCGAGGGCTCACCAACTCATACACCACCCCGTCATCCCCCAAGCCATAGATCTGGCTGCCGATTGTTCCGGGGGATTCCCCGTCGATTGCTGCTAAAAGCTGAATGATTTTCATGCTTGCCCCTTATCGGATAAACCATAAGTCCGAGTTTTGCTGAAAACACAATCCTCGTTCTCTAGTATGTAGTGCAGAGATTGTTCTTCATAAACAGGCACTTCCACTTCGGCTGACCATAGGGAGAGTTTTATTATCTTAGCCCCTGGGATAATTTCAGAGAGTGCTCCGAGTACAGAAAGAATTCTGTGCTTTTTAAAAGCGATTGTGTAGGTCTGCTTCATCCACATTCTCCCCAAGATTTATCTGAACTAACAACCCCTACAGGAATGTAGAGGGGATCCTTGTATGGTATTGCAATTGACGCCGCATTGCGAATCAGTTCTAACGCCTCATCCTTTCTACTTGTCGGGAATTGGCCAGCGAGCGAGTCGTGGACTTGCAAGAGGATTTGAATCCAGTCCCCGTAGGAGTCATCAATTGCCACGTATGCCCTGTTGATTAGGCATGCTACGGAAGACTGCGGTATCCATGCAATCGCCTGATTAAAGATCGTACCTTCGATTTTGTCGAAGAAGTAATTTCTGTACCCAAAAGCATTCTCAACATAACGTCGGCCTGAGACTTGCTTTTTGACGTCATTTTGCCATTGAGCAATTTCAGGGCATAGGCCAAAGTACCATTTTTGGATACGGTCAGTTTCGTGCACATTGAGCCCGATGCGAGGAGCAATACCATCTGCTGTGCCCAGATAATTGGTCCCGTGGCAAAGAGACTTGAACATCGCATACTCGCGCGGGTGCGAATTCTTCGACATAGTTTGGTCATGGTAGTACTCCTTCATTACTTCCACATAGGGTTTGCGGCCAGCCTTGAAGTTTTCCTTCATCCATTCGCAGCCGGATTCCCAGGTTACAATTCGGAGGTCGGCGGAATCCAAATCGATGTCGAAAAAGGTTTGGTTATCATCTGGGATAAAGATGTTCCGGATATTCGGTAGGTCCAACCCCGCGTCTTCAGTCTCCCCACCTTTGGGGATGTTCTGCATGTTCATTCCAGACCCGAAGGCATTCTTGCTGGATGAAAAGCGGTAGGTTTCCGTACCGGCAATGTTGAAGGAGCAACGCATTCTGCGATCCGCGTCGAGGGGAGCCAGAACGAAAGTGGAGTGGAAGACTCCGAGAGAACGGAGTTCAGATATCTTTCTAATAACCGGCCAGAGGATAGGCTCTTTAGCCCCCAGGGATTGAAGTGCTGCGTCATTGGTGGTTATCCCCCCGGTACGGCTAGTGATAGGCTTGAGCCCCATTTGACGATAGAAAAAATCCTGCATCTGCTTCGGGGAGCGGTAGTTGATCTCACAACCTAGGACTTCCCGCATCCAGTGCTTGCGGGTTTCCACTTCCTTCATGAGAGTGAGGGAGAGGTCGGAACGGGCTTGCTGGTTGACCTTCACCCCACGGATCATGGATTTGAGAACCTTCGGGCGGAGTCGCTGCTGAAATGCGTTGACTTCTTCCAGGCCCATGCCCTTCAGCACGCTCTTGAGGGTATGGTAGACAGCAAGAGTCCGGCAGCTGTCGGTTGCGCAATACTCCCAATACTTCATCTCGTCTTCTCCGTCCTCCCCTTCCTTCCAGTCCGTGCGGTCGTCTTTCCAGTAGAGGTGATCTTCGCAATACATTGAGGAGAGGAATCCGAGATTCTTCGGGAGGTTGCTGAATGCAGAATGCTGCATGAGCATTGTGTCAGCTACATTCGGCGGGAGGATGCCCCAATGGCGGAAGATGTACTGGAGGTCGTAGTTGAAGTTTTGGCCAACAAGTTCGGCTTCTCGTAAGATCGCACACATTTGATAGACCAGTCTACCTTCCTGCTCGGGAGTCCAGAACCCTTCAGGATTACGCAATGGGGCTAATTGAATACATATTCCTTTGTCAGGAGCCCAAGCGAATGAAATGCAGGTTATGTGCCCCCCACGGGTTTCGATGTCGCATGCAATTGGGCAAGCTTTTCCGGCCATTCTGTGCGTACGGATATGCGTCAGCAGCCAGAACAATCGATCCATTATGAGGTTAAACCACTGATCCGAGTTATCAACCGCGATTAACAATTTGTAATCCCGGTGAAAAACTCCCGGAGTCAGGGAATTCTTTTTAACTCGCTTGAGGTCATGAATCATCCAGGGTCTACGAGCATATTGCGTATGGATGATATCGCTACGCAGCGTCGGGATGACCTTGTAGCCGGGAGTCAGCACGCTCTCCATGATGGATGAGCGGTAGTTGAATGAGGAGGTGACGCCGGTGAGAGCGAACAATGCCAAATCCCCGACCGTGCAAATCACATTAGGTTTGACTAGTCCCACTTCCTCTCGCAACGCCATGCACGCATCATAGAGCTTCTGCGTGATGTAATGCCCCTGGAAGACCACATGATTTGGCTGGCGATCTTTCTTCTTGTCGATGATGTTGAGTTCGTTCGGGTAGCTGCGGGTTTTCAGCACGAGAGTCATGTAACAATCGTCCCTGCGAATCCCAGCATCCTGCAGCATCTTCGTCAGCTCAAACCCCCCGCCCCCAATGAAGGGTTCTCCACGCCTGAGGTCCATCTCATGGGCGTGGTCACCGACAATCATAATCTTCGCGTTCTTCGGGCCAGTTGCCCGCACTGTCATTTGAGCCATATAACTATTGAGCCTCTGTTATGGTTATTTACTATAGTCTATTTTGCAACACTTCTCTAGAGCGCGCCTAGACAGATTCCGGCATGCAATGAGTTGTAACTGCAATGAGATCCCTGCCGACATCTTAATATTGCAGCTTTCAGGATCGACCATCACGGCTTCGGGCAGTGCTGAAATAATCACCTTATCCGGCATCCACTTGCTGAGTCGCCACTTTCGATCCTCCATCTCGCTACTCCTTAGCCTGACTTGGATATATCTGATCCAAACTTCTGCATACATACCACACATCATCAATGATTAAGGCCTTATGGTCGTTAAGGCAAATATCATGAATCTTTTCCCTCTCATTGCGATAGCCTGTGTGATAGCCGGCAGTAAATCCAATTACCAGGGGGATGATTATCAGCCAAATTTTCACTGTCGTCACTCCTTCAGTTGATTGAGTTCTGCCATCAGTGCCTTCCCTTGCTCCGCCGGGTCCACATTCGTCAGTCCTTGGAGCCGCTGCAAGCAGATCCCATAATAAGTCGAATTCTGCTCAAGTCCCGTGGCGAGCACCTTGGCAGCATGTGCAGCAGGAAATATGGTCCCGCTACCAGCGAAGCTATCGAGGACCCGATCTCCCGGTCTACAGCTTCTTTTGAGGAGGTCTGAGTACAGCGCGACTGGCTTTTGTGCACCGTGGGTAGTGTTTGCATCCGCAAAGGTTGTGATGACATCGGGGAAGATTCCAAGAGTTTTTTTCTTGCCTTTGATTGCGTAGAGGATCATCTCCCACTGGCGACGGGGTCCGTTTTCGGGGTGGGGGACTCTGCCGGAGTTGGGCTTTGTGCATATAAATGGAGTACGAGTAACCCACCAGCCAGCCGACTGCATAATTCGTTTGAGTTCATGGAAGTTGTCGATATCGCAGAACACATAGCAATGACACTCCACTTTGGCCACTCGATAGGCCAGCGGAGCCCAGTCTTGCATGAGGGCTTTCCAGCTCTCGTAATCATCCTTATAGTGGTGCTCGATGCCCCCCAGCTTGCCGGCCCCATCACCAAACTCGTCGGCACCCATTCCGTAAGGAGGATCGGTGAGTATGACGTCGAACTGTTCGGAGTATGTAGCGAGCATCCAGGAGAGGCAGTTGACATTGAAAACCTTATGAGATTCGTGGGAGAGGGTGGAACCTACACGCTTGGCGAGGTCGGAGTATTTCTTGGTTTCTTCCATCTTTTTGAGGATTTTGTACCCCTCATCAGCTGTTTTTGCCTTTGCGACTTCTGGTATGTGGAGATAATTGCTGACAATGATGTCTTTACGTACCGTATTTTGGAAATTGCCATCAGAACGTCCCTTGACTTCGACTGCTGTATCAGCAACTGTATGGACGCGACCTTCCGCATGTGCCTGTTTACTGCGTAGGTTATGGAGCCTCGATAATGCGGCAGCACGCTCTTGCCAGGTAAGGTCCTTACGGTGCAAATTTTCTTCGAGTTCCGCCTCTTCAGCCTCCAGCGGCGAAAGCTGGCCGAGGGTGACGTAGGGTAAAAAGCCATCAGGAATTACCTCTCCGTTGTATTTGATTTGTCCACCGAGCATGCGGACTTCATCGATAGCGCGCATGCGGCGCTCGCCGGCGACTAGGACCATAGCGCCATCCCGTTCGCGCAACACGACCGCATGCATGAGACCCCGTGCCCGAATTCCCGCCGCTAGCTCCGCGAGTGCTTGGGAGTCAAATTCCCTACGTTGTCGATTCTGGTCAATCTGGATCAAAGACGTTTTGATTAGCTGAACTGTCATTGTGTTGGTCCTGCGGTTGTGGGTGGTTTCAGCTAAAAAGCCCGCCTTAGCGAGCTTGATTTGCAGGTTTGGTTTACCCTCCGGCACCGGGCAGGGAAGCGATGAAGGTGATGAAGAGCACCATGATAAATCCACACCACCAGAGCCAGTGGGCTTTTGTCTCTGCCAGCATAAATACTGCTATGAAAACGGCTAACATATCTCCTCCAGTAAGAACCCCCGAATTACCGGGGGCTCATGCAACGGGTTGTTTTACTGGGGGTTGCTTAGCCCAGTGAGGTTACTGCATCGACTTGCGCGTAGATGATTTCCGGGTCACGGTTGTCCGGGCGGTGCGAGACCTTCACCTTACCCATGCGACCGGGCAGCTGGTTGAAGGAGAATTCCACTGACGGATCGTTGAGGCCGACAGCAGCCCGCAAGCGACCGAGGCCGACGTTTTTGCCTTCAGACATGTCGATGGCGCCATCCGGCGTGAGGTCGAGCATGACACCCTGACGGACGGAAACGACATCACGGCCCGTGGCGGCTTTGGCTTCGTCATCTTCGACTGACCACGTGACGTCCAGGGCAACACCGGTTTTCGTGCCGTCAGCCGATTGCCACTGGCGTGCAGCGATCTTGTCGATAACACCAGGAAACTCGCCTACTGGACAGGGGACAACTTTGGTTGCATTGGCACCAGTTACTACGGAATTCAAAAAGCTATCTGCATCGAACATTTTGGTAAGCCTTTAGTATAAGAGATTTTGAAACGTGTGCCGGGTTCACCCGGTAGAGAAACTATATGACGAATGATTTCAGAGTAGTAGTCAGTTTTACTAGTTCTGAGGCACCTCCTGTCAGGGTTAGGGAGTTATTTACCGGGATTACTATTTATTAATCGCGGTGAAAAACGAATTACTCCTCTGGGGGGCTATTCGCATCCCGCACACCTTCAACGAATTTCCCACCACGTGACAACCACGAAGTGAAGATCGGCTTGAAGTCGGGGGGTAATCCAGCAGCAATTGCCAGGTTCCTCGTTTTTACATCAGCTTGGCTGTTTGCCGTATCCCATGTAAATTTAGATCCTTCGCGCACAGCTAAGATCACATCACTAAACATCGCTGGCAATTTAGGAGCTAGCTTGTTGCCGAGTGTGCTCACCATCAGCTTTATGCCGCCTAGCACCTCATCCTTCTCCCGTTCGACGTGGGCAATAAGGATGAAGTGGCACTTGCAAGCATCGGTCCACAGGTTGATGACCTTCTCTATCTGATCTTGGGCAATACCCCAGTCTGAGATATTTTTGACAGGTTTATTGCCAACAACAAGTGACATCGCCATTCTTGCAAGTCCCGCCATGCCATCGATGACCAGAATTCGGTTGGGGCCCCATTCATCAGCACAACCAAACTTTCTCCCTGTTCTATCGTCAGGGAAATCATTAAGGACTTCGAGGAGCTTGATGAACCTGTTGTGCTTCGACCTGTTCGGATCATTTGTCTTCGCCAGTGTTTCCAGTGACATCGTATTGACGCGCTTGGCACCTTCCAGCATGTCCTTGAAGGATGCTTTGGCAGCTTCCAGATAATGCCAATGGAGGTTAGGGGGCAGGGGCTGTTTTTTGGTCTTGTAGTAACCCAATAGCGTTTCCATACCGGGTTCCAGTCCAAGATAGAATACCTCAAGGTCCGGATAAGCTTCCGCGATGGTCCCGATAGCATGGGTTTTGCCAGTGCCAGATGGTCCCATCAGCATCACGTTCACTCCGGGAAGGTCGGAGAGAACTTCAGTTGTTGCTGCAGCTTCTTCTGTCATTACATTTTATCCGCGTAGAGTTCCAGGTAAATCCCTTCGAAGGTTGTTCTTCCCCTCAACAGAGATTCCGCGTAATATCTCTTCCCATCAGTAAAGCTAAATCGGGAGGTGTTGACATTGAAAGTCTGCCCCTCCCAGATGAGCTTGACAGGTAAATGTTTGCACTGTTCGGGCAGGGAGAGTAAGTACTCCGTCAGCTCCCCTATAGACATATTGTCTTCTTCAGGTCCTTTCCAACTCTCTGACATTTTCCTTATCCCATAGTCGTAAGTGTAATTCAAATTCCCTCTGGATTACCCCATCAGGCAAGATCGCGGTCAGTTCCGGTTCCCATTGCAGCATCAGAGACCCGGCAATTGCATACCGGGATTTCCCGTGGCGTTCGCAATAGCCTCCTATAATCCGCCAATCCGCCATTGAATTAACCACCGGCATTCTCGCCCATAGCTCCCCGCAACATGGGCAGAACATCACGTAGGGGACTGGATGCTGTGCCTCTCCATGGATGAATCGGATGTGGTCTTCGGAGGAGCCTAGGTATTGGTCGTTCACGTAGAACTGGCGGAAAAAGGAGGGCATGGTTACATTAAGCCTCGAAGCTCATCACCAAGTGCCGCGCCGTCCCCGCTGGGCAGTCCTGGCAGGTTGGGAGCCAGAGGTGCGCCGACATCTCTAACGAATCCCCACTTCGCTTCGTAATCCCGAACAGATATTTCTGCTCTTTCAAGTGGGTCCCACACCCGCTGCACGAAATGCGCAGGGAGCCATTCTTCAGGCGTCGATGACTTGCAGATTCGTTGGAATTGGCAACCGCCATATTCGGTACATGCTCCGTCGATGTCATAATCCCAGTACCCCTCTTCCCAGCAAGCGATCATTCTGCGGATATCCCTGAGAGTTTGCCTCTCCCACAGGGCGATTTCGTGAGGGCTGCGGTAGGTAGCAACCTCCATCGTGTCGTATTTGGTCTTGAGGATGGAGACTCCACGGACCATAGTGCCCTGGGGTTTGATGCCTTGCTGCAGCAACGCCCAGTTGTAGCCCGTGAACTGTGACCTCATTTCCCACTGGCGCGACCACGTCGCACCCAGATTCGAAGTCGTCTTCTCATCGTAATTCCATATGCCCGTCCCGTGACGATTGGCCACCATATCGCTGCGGCCAGTGTATAGGATAGGAACGCCAGTAACAGGATGAGCAATACCAAGAGGCTCTGCAAAAGAAAACTCAATGCCTTTGCGGCCCCCTGGAAGAGTGATTGGTTCCGCCCCATCACCTCCAAGTGGGTAGTTGAATAGGTAGAACTCGAAAGCTCCGAGCATGCGCTCCAGGGACTTGGCACTTTCGGGGGGGCAATCAAAATCCCCATAGCCCTTGATCAGGGCGGTCATACCGATGGCTTCAGCGTCTCTGTTGCTCTTGCCCTCGACGTAAAAGGCTTCACGGGCAGCTTCGATTGCTGAGGCGAATGCACCCCCAGCGACGAGATGGACGGACTTGACCTGACTCTTCCAGTGCATCACGTAGGACAAGAAAAATTTCTGGGGACATGCTCGGAAGGCAGCCAGCAGCGTACTGTCAATTGTTGGTGGAAAGAAGGGTCGGAATTTAGAAGGGGATGTCAAGATCATCCCCCACTGGGATTTGGTTTTCGATGGCGGTCAGCTGATTGATCTGTGATTGGATTTGGGTAATCCGTGCATTGAACTCAGCCATGAGTTTCGTGCGTTCGGATTCCAACTCAGCTAGTTTCAGATCCTTGGCATTGAGATTATCAGGGACTTCGAAAGTCACTTTGAGCGAAGCCACTGCTGGTACCTCGGCGTAGTTGTCATAAGGCCACACCTGAAAAGCGACGCAATCCTCGTATGAGAATGTTTCGCTGTTGTATTCAGAACTTGGCCTAGCAATCAGATAGACCGTTTGAGTTACTTGCATTTTGAGCCTCTTTAGTTAGTGGGTACTACGATTAGATGCCTAGTTCTTTCAGCAGATCGTCAGAGTCGATATCCTCCGGCTTTTGCTTCTTCGGTTTTGCTGCTGTGCCAGCGGCAGCGCGCTTCTTCGGTTTAGGAGCTTCGAGCAGCGCGCGCTCCTTGCGGATTGCCTCAATTGCGATTTTCATCTCATCGATTGAGAGTTGACCGAGGGCAGCGCGGTTGCGCCAATCCTGGACTTGCTCGTTGATTAGGTCAGACATTGTGAAACACCTCCGGGTCGTATCGTTCCCATTCGAGGGCAATTTCATTGATAGAGTTGTATCCTCTCTGCCCAATGATGAGTTGCGCCAGCTTGTCATGCAATTCTTCAGGGATCAGCACGAACTTCACCCCATCAATGGTTGTTTCTTTAAGATGGTGCATCAGGTTCTCCAATTGGGTTTCTCACCGCGATTAATCAATAGTAATCCCGGTGAATAACATGCGCTACTCAGTTTTAATCAATGATGCCGAACGGCGCGTGTTGTAATCCTCTTCCCAAGCCTTTCGCCACCTCTTAGCCTCTTCAATATCTTTGGTCCATCCAAGGTACACAGGCTTTCCGTTCTCGCTACCTTCGACTATAAACCCCCCTTTATGCATCCGAGCTCCGAGGACTCCCGTCTTAGAGTCACATCTG